CTGAACCAGCAGGTAAGAAAATATCTGATGGTAAAACGGAATTTAATAAAATATCTGGAGATAGTGCTGATGAAAAATTCAACGCAATTATGGCTTTCAGACAAATTAATAAAAAATAATTAAAAAACAAAAACGAATTAAAAATGAAAATTTATTCAAAAGACGAATTTAGTTATGTAGTTTCAAGTATCACTGGTTTCACAGACCAATCATCTCAAGAAATTATAGCTAAAGCTCTTATCGGAGCAACAACTCCTGCAAACACAACTGTAAAGTTAGGTGTTCGTGGTACACAACAAATCCAGTTATTAAATTCAGCACCAAGTTTCCAAACAGGAGCTTGTGGATGGAACGCATCTGGTACAACAACTTTCACTCAAGTAAGTTTAGCATCTCAACATGAGAAGGTAAATGAAGAATTATGTTTCCAACAATTATGGGATACATACCAATCTTTATTGTTACCTCCAGGTCAAGATCCTGAAACTGTACCATTCCTTGATTCAATCATTGATTTGAAAGTAAAACAAATTCAACAACGTATTGAACAAAAATTATGGTTGGCTCAAACAGCAAGTGGTGATACTTTCAACGGTTTTAACTACTTAATCTCTACTGGTCAAACTTCAGTAACCGCTTCTGCTTCAGGAACAACATTTAGTTCAACTGCTGCTTACGGTACAAACGGTAACCCAATTACAGAAGTAGATAAATTAATTTCTGCTTTATCTGATGACGCTTTAGTGTTTGATGATTTAGTAGTGTTTATGTCTTACTCTAACTTCCGTCTTTACAACCAAGCGTTGGTTAAAGCGAACTTCTTCCAAAACTACATTGGTACAACTAACGTAACAAGTAACATGAGTGCAATCCACCCATCAACTAACGTTAAAGTATTACCTACATTAGGTTTGGCAGGTAGTGGTAAAGTTGTAATTGGACCAGCTCAATATATGTTCTGTGGATTTGACTTAATGTCTGACCATGAGAAGATGGACGCGTTTTGGTCAAGAGATTTTGATGTTATGAAGATTAGAGCTAACTACTCATATGCGGCGAATATCGCATCTTTCGCAGGTGTTAATTACTTCGCAACAAACAACGTAGCGTAGTTCTAAAATAGATTAAAAAAACAAAAGGGGTGAAAGTCCCCTTTATAAAAATAAAAAATTAAATATATACAATATGTCATGTTTTATTACTAGCGGTGCCGCATTAGGATGTTCAGATTCAATCGGTGGCGTGAAAAAAATATATGTTGCAGGTCAATCAGGTTTCACATCTGGTTACACTTACAACGCTGATGGTGCTGTAACAGGTGCTACAGATTCTGGTGATGTTACTTTATATGGTTTTGAATTGAAAAGAAATACAAGTTCATACGTACAGACAACAACCAAGTCATACGAAAATGGAACCGTGTATTTTGAACAAGTTTTAACAGCTGTTCTATTCAAATACGACCAAGAAAAAAGAAACCAATTAAAAGTTTTAAGTCAAAACGATAATTTACAAATTTTAGTTATTGACCAAAACGATACGGTGTACGTAATGGGTCAAGTTAATTATTCTTATTTATCAGGTGGTGACGCAAACACAGGTTTAGCGTTAGGTGATAGAAACGGATTTAACTTAATCTTTACAGCACAAGAAAATGAACCAAGTAGAGTGTTAGAAGCACCAGCAGGGTACGCAGGATCAACTCCTGAAGCCTTAATTGCTGCTGTTTATACACAATCTACAATAGTAGGTTAATTGAAATGTTAGTCCTTTTAGGACAATTTCTATATCTTCCAATGAAAAGAGAGGCTTTATGCCTCTTTTTTTTTAAATATACCTTTCCAATTGGATTTTTTTTATATTTAGTTATATGATAATAATGAATAAGGGTCAAGTTAATGAATTGGTGTTAAACATCAATAATAACTCAAGAACCGACTTTTCGGGATATACACTTACTTTTTTAAACATCTTATCACAAGAGGTTAAATCTTATACCATAAGCACATCAAATCCATTACAGTTTGCTGAAAATATTAGGTATTGTGAGATTGTATTGGATTTATCTGTTAATGATTTAAACTACGAGGGACAATATCAATTAGAAATTTTTGGTAATGGTACACAATTAGTTTATACAGGTATGGTTCGTTTATTAGGTACAACAGAACAAGGAAATACATTTACACAATACATTTCACCTGACGAGGATAATTCCAATTACATTTACATACAAGATTAATTATGAGTGAAGAAAAACAAAAATACCAATTAAGTAGAGCACAATTTACACAAGAACCATTACTACCAATCTTTTCTGAAGTTTTAAACAGATTAGATTATGTATTATATGGCGAAGGGAACGTGATGCCTCAATACCTAATCAGTAGATATAATAACTGTGCAATTCATAAAGCAATTGTAACATCAAAAAAAGAACAGATAATGGGTGATGGTATTGTTTCTTTAAACAATCCAATGGCTACAATTTATCTTATTAACGACAAGGAAAGAATGGATGAAGTGTTTGAGAAATGTGCGTTAGATTTGGTTCTATTTGGTGGGTTTGCTCTAAATGTTATTTGGAGTAGAGATAGAAAAACTATTGCTGAAATATACCACATTGATTTTAGTAGATTAAGAAGTGGTAAGATTAATCCTGAAACGGATAAGATTGAAAGATATTATTATTCTGCTGATTGGACTAACATTAAGAAGTTCCCTGTTACAGAATATGATGCGTTTAGTCAAGAAGATGGAAGACCATCTCAAATCTATTATTACAAACAATATAGTCCATCACAATCATATTACCCACACCCTGATTATTCAGGTGCGTTAGCGGCAATTAATATTGATGTACAGATTAAAGAGTTTCACTCAAATAATTTAATGAATGGTATGATGCCTTCATTATGGATTAATATGAATAACGGACTACCTGGTCCTGAAGAACAACGTTTAGTAACAAGAGCGTTAGAGAGTCAATTTACAAGTGTTAATAACGCTGGTAGACCAATCATATCATTCAACGAAAGTAAGGAGTTAAGTCCTGAAATTACACAAATTGCAACATCAGGTAATGACCAATATTATGCTCAAATATATGATGATATTATAAGAACAATTTTATCAGGTCACCGTATATCAAGTGGTGAATTATTTGGTATTAGTACAGCAAACAAATTAGGTTCAAAAGATGAGATTGATACACATATTACTTTCATCCGTAAATCAGTAATACAACCATATCAAAAACAATTATTAGGTGTATTTGATAAATTAGTTACATTAAAATTTGGTACACCAACAACTTTTGAAATTAAACCAATGTCTATATATGAAACAGGTGATATAAATGAAGCACCTTTAGTAGTAGATAAACCAGAAACCCCAACACAAATATAATATGGCAAACGTTTTACTCGTAAGTGAAAATAAATTAAAGGCTTTTACCAATGTGAACAAGAATGTTGACATGGATACAATACGTGCTGAAATTGGTATTGCTCAAGATATTCAGTTACAACCATTATTAGGAACTTTATTTTATAACCAACTATTATCTAAAGTAAGTGCAACAGGAAATACATTTACAAATGATGAATTAACATTGGTAAATGAATATATTAGTCCATATCTTATACAAGTAAGTTATTACGAAATGATTCCACATATACATTTCAGAACAATGAACGTAGGTATAGTTAAAGCTGGTGCTGTTGATGGTGGTAGAGATGGTGTTGATATTGAGACAATGAAATATCTTCGTACAATTCAAAAACAACGTTCTGACTTTTACATGATGAGGTTGCAAGATTATCTTATCATTGGATATGGTCAAGGAATATTTCCTGCGTACTTATCACAAAATACAAGAGATGGCATGATGCCCGATAAAAGTGACAAATACAACTCACCAATATTTTTAAATCACACATCTCGTTATGGATATTCATTGGCACAATCAATGAGAAATTTGGACGTATATAGTGATAGAGCACACTATAATCCGCCCTGCGCTGATTGTGGCTACTAATTGTAAATATTAATATAATTTTCGTATATTTGTAATATGATAAAAGAAAAATATAATAAATTAAAAATTTTAAGAGTTATTGAAACAATAAAACAAAATAAAAGTTATGTTAAAATTGTTGAATGTGAATGTGAATGTGGTAATATTATTACAGCGAGATTAAATAATATAAAAAGTGGTAATACAAAATCTTGTGGATGTTATAATATTAAATTAATTATAAAAAGAAATACAATACATAATAATTCAATAAGAGGAAAAAGAACACCCGAATATATAACTTGGATTAATATGAAACAACGATGTTTAAATCCAAAAAATCATAAATATCCAATATATGGTGGTCGTGGAATAAAGGTTGAAGATGTTTGGTTAGGTGAAGAAGGGTTTAATAATTTTGTAAAAGATATGGGATTAAAACCAGATAAATTTTACAGTATAGATAGAATAAACGTTGACGGAAATTACGGTCCAACTAACTGTAAATGGTCAACACCAAAAGAACAAGCGAACAATAGAAGATGAACGAATATATATATCAAATTATCGGGGCAATTGCAACAACCATCATTGGTTATGTTGCTGGTTATAGGAAACAGAATGTGGATTTACAATCAAGTAGATTAGATAGTTTAGAAAAATCTATAAATGTCTATAATCTAATTATAGATGATATGGCAAGGAAAATTGAAACTCTAACCACAGAAGTTGCTGGACTTGAAAAAAGAATAGAGGAATTAATGACGGAGAATAAACAACTCAAAAACAAAAATAGTATATGAACCATTTAGAAAGAATAGTTAAAATTAAATTAGATTTATCTAAAATTAATAAACCAAAAGAGAAACAAGATTATATTGAACCAAATCCATGTTGGGAAGGTTATGAAGCTATTGGTCTAAAAGAAGATGGTTCACCTAATTGTGTTCCGATTAAAGAAAATCAATCTAAAGAAAAATTTGTAATACCTAAACCCGAAAGTGGTGAGGAAGAAGACAAATACATCAGTAGGTGTATATCGTCAATTATAGACGAATATGGAGAGGAAAAAGGTTTAGGTATATGTTATTCCCAATGGGAGAATAGAGGGTCTTAAAACAACAAAAAACCCCATCGTAGAAACGACAGGGTAAGATTAGGATACAGTTATGAAAAACCTAATCTATATGTTTAGGGGATAGTTTATCTATTTTTAATTCCATCGTTAGATTTTAACCATTCGGGTCTAACTAAACCATCTTTAACTTGACCTGTGTATTTGTTAATAACGGGTGCATCTTCTTTATATGTTAATTTCTTATGACCTTTAATTGTATTTTTGGTAGTCACAATTTTCTTTCTCTTACTCATAACTATTATAATTTATAAAATTCTTCTAAAGTTTTTATTCTATCACCAAAATCAACACCAATTATTATTTTTTCATCGGGAGTTAATTCATCGGTTGTATAGTACGCCCAATAACTATTATAAGGTCTATACAATCTATTTTTTTCATCGTGAAAATTATCAATATAATTTCCTAAATCTTCATCATTGTCCCACGTAATAACATCTTGGATTTTAATGGTAGAATCTTTACAATGACAATGTAAGTGTATTTTTTTCATAACTTTTATTTAGAATGTAAAGGTAGGGGATTGTTAGTCCCCCACCAAATTTTATTTAAATTGTTTCTAATTGTTTAAACTCACTAACTTCCATGTTAATCCAACCTCTAACAGGATATAAACTATATTCACACAGATATACTTTTTTACCGAAAGTAGTTGTCTCCTCATCTGATATAGTTTTAATTTTAAAGACAAGGTCATCAGATAAATTACGAACGGATAGTCCATCTCGTAAATCTTCTCGTTTTGCGTAATACTGTTTTTCCATTCCTAACTTCTCATCCGAAAGTTGTAGTAGTTTCTTAACTGTAATTTTTTTCATAACTTTTTGTGTTCAGTACGCTGTCCCCCGATTAATGAGACACAAAGATATGTCAATATAACTTACCCACCAAATATATTTTTAAAAAGTTATTAACATTTAGATTTTCTACCTCCTGACCATCTATTTTTATTCATTTTATCATTCATATTATCTTGTTGTGTACCCCAAAAAAGATTGGTAAAATGATTATTATGAGGATTATCATCTTTATGACAAACATAAGGTAAATTATATGAGTTTGGTATAAATGCACGTGCAACAAGAATATGAACACCGATAGTTTTTTTAACATTATTTTTACATAATCTTATTTTAATATATCTATCAATTCCTAATTTACGTATTTTTTCTTTTTTATTTACGTTATTACCTAAGGTTTTAATTCTACCATAATTACTTACTTGATATAAATTTTCATATCCAATAATATCTTTCCATATTTCCATATAATATATTTTTACAAAAATAATTATTTATTTTTAAATTAACAAATAAAAAACCCCCACCGAATAAACGATGAGGGAGTTATGAACAAACATCAATAAGAAACATAATAAAAGATGGGGGAAAGATAATCAATATACAAATGGCACTATGTAATAAAACTATAAATCCACCCCCATCGTATTATTAAATATAAGAAAAAGAATTTGAATTACAAAATATTTTTTATTTATTTTTAATGTGAGCAATAAACATATTCATACAAAAGGTTTCAAATGTCATTTCATTTGGGTCAATTTTTGTTGAGTATATCTCATATAAACCATCGTAGTTGTCCGCTGTAAATTTAATTAGTTCCTCCATACTATTTAGTTTTTGTTAGGTCTGTAATTAAATCTTTTTTTAATTCACCTGTGATATGTTTATCAAACTTTTTCATTGATTCAGATTTTTCATCCCATGTGAAGATAAACTCCGATAGGATTTGTGATAATCTACATATCTCTTGTACTGATGGTTTCTGTCCTAATAGAGTGTATATCTCTATTGCTCGTTGTAACTGTGATTGACGAACAATTATTTCATCTTTTGTTGGGATTCTTGGTGTGTTCATATTATTTGTTTAATTTGTAATAATGTTCAGGTCTTCCGTACTTACTTGTCTTCTTCTCGTCTAATCTAATTAACTTACCCTCCTTGGTTAAATCAGTTAAACATCTACCTACTGATGTTGGTAATATAAAACATGGGTATAAGTCAACCATATCCCATTTACTAAACTTTATTTGTTGAGGTTCATAAACCTCAAACATTCTTAATACTACATCCTCCTGTTTTTTTGCGTCCTTTTGAAATTGTTTAAGAGTAGGGTCTCTTTCAATAGTTGTGTTGTGGTAACTCATAATATAATTGTTTATAAATAAATATACGAAACTTCACCGATATTTCAAAATCTTTAATAAAATACTTTTCCACATCTAAAAATAAAAATATTTATTAAAATACTTGTTATTTTGATATTTCAATCGTATATTTAATATTAGTCCCACTTCACATAATAGGACATTAAAAGATTTTTAGGGTTGTTTGGGAAAGCTGAAGTGAAGTGCAGTTAGTACCAGATGACCCTATTTTTATTAAATAAGATTAATATGAAAAATAAAGAACAATTCTTAATTGAGTTAGAAGAAACATTTGATAAATCAGATTGGAATCAAATTATGTCTGTAGTTAATGAAGCTATTAACTTAAATGTACAAGATGACGTTGTTGATAGTATTGTTGGTTATGTTAAAGAAACCAACAGAATTAGTTTTAAACAATGGAAGGTCCTACGATGTCACATAAACGACTGCAACAAGAAAAACAAAAAGTATAAATATGGAAACTAATAA